CACAAACATGGGTTAATATAGACCCTTATTAGGAGAATTATGGCATCAAGTTATTCAACAAACTCAAAATTAGAATTAATTACTACCGGTGAGAAAGCAGGTCTTTGGGGTACAATTACTAATACAAACTTACAAATTTTAGAACAATTATCTACAGGTTATTTATCATTAGCTGTAGGTGGTGGAGACGTAGCATTAGCACTAGATAATGGTGCAACATCAAAGGGTAAAAACATATATATTAAATTAACAGGAACTTTAACAGGTAACAGAACAGTTACTATTCCAGACTCTGCTGAAAGAGTGATGGTGTTTCAAGATGCAACTACTAGAGAAAGTTCTGGAAGTATAAAAACTTTGACAGTTAAAACTGTATCTGGATCAGGAGTATTGATTCCTTCAGGTGCAACTGTATTAGTTTATTCAGATGGAACTAATGTTAATCTTGGTATGAAAACTAAAGGTTACATAACAGTAAACTCTTCTACTGTAACTGCTTACACAGCATCTGCTGGCGAACAAATTTTTGCAAATACAACAGCTAACCCAATTACAATTACACTTCCTACATCACCTGCTACAGGAGATGAAATTACATTTATAGATGCAAGAGGAACGTTTAACTCTAACAACTTGATTGTTAATAGAAATGGTCAACCAATAAATACAGGTACATCAAACCTAACACTAACCACTAACGGTCAAGCTTTTACATTAGTGTATGTGGATGCAACAAGAGGCTGGGCTTACAAAACTAACACGGCATAAGGAGCAGAATAATGGCTCTAATTGATTTTAAAGTATTACCGGGAATAGATAAACAAGATACCGAATCTGGTGCAGAAAACAGATGGGTTGATTGTGATAATGTTAGATTCAGATATAACTTGCCTGAAAAAGTTGGTGGTTGGTCTTCACTAATTTCAGACACTATTGTTGGAGTTGCAAGACGTGAGTTTGCATTTGTTGATTTAGAAGGTAATAGATACATTGCAATAGGAACAGATAAATTTTTACTTATATATTTTGAAGGACAGATATACGATATCACTCCAATTAAATCTACAATTGGTAGTGTTGTTATGTCAGCTGCAGATGCAACAAAAGAAGTATCACTAACATTTTCATCTAATCACAATTTACAATCAGGTGATATTATTTTATTAGATAGTGTGACTGTACCAAGTGGTATTGGTTTAACTGATGCTGCATTTGAAGATAAGTTATTTCAAGTAACTAGAGTTACATCATCTTTAGTTGCAATTGTTACTGGAACAGAAACTACAACAGGAGCTGCTGGCGGTGGTTCATGTAGTGTTATTCCTTATGAAACCGTTGGTCCTGCTGCACAATCTTATGGTTATGGTTTTGGTATTGGTCAATATGGTGGTACTGTTCAAAGTCCATTTACAACAACTTTAAATGGAGCATTACTTGCAGACACTAATGGTACCGGTGGATCAGGAACTGTCATTAACGTTACATCAAACTCTGGGCTTCCTGCTACAGGAACTATAGCAGTTGGAAATGAATTAATTACATATACTGGAAAAGGTACAAACACTTTAACAGGTATTACTAGAGGAGCTTTTGGAACTGCAACTGTAGGTACTTCAAACGGTCAAGCTCATTCAAATGGCGCAACGGTTACAGATGCTTCAAACTTTACTGGTTTTGGAAGTGCTGTAGAAGCTTCTAAAGTGACTCTGGAACCAGGCCTCTGGAGTTTAAGTAATTTTGGTCAAGTGTTAGTTGCAACTATTGCTAATGGAAAAACATTTACATGGAACTCAGGTATTGCTGCAAGATTAACAACTAGAGCTTCAACCACCACAACAAATTTTCAAACAACTAATAATCCAACAGCAACTAGAGTTACATTGGTGTCCCCTACAACACGTCACTTAATTCATTTAGGTACAGAAACAACTATCGGAGATACCACAACACAAGATGATATGTTTATAAGATTTTCTAACCAGGAAGATATAAATGATTATACACCAACAGCTATTAACAGCGCTGGATCACAAAGATTACAGGATGGAACTAAGATCATGGGTTCTCTAAAAGCTAAAGAAGTAATTTTAGTTTGGACAGACAATGCATTATACACAATGAAATTTATTGGTGCACCTTTTACATTTGGGTTTGAGCAAGTTGGTACTAACTGTGGATTGATTGGTAAGAATGCAGCTGTTGAAATAGATGGAGCTGCGTTTTGGATGAGTCCTAATGGTTTTTTTATGTTTGATGGTACAGTTAAATCTTTACCTTGTTCTGTTGAAGACTATGTTTACGATCAAGCAGATATTACTAAAGGTCAACAAATTACGGCAGGATTAAATAATCAGTTTACAGAAGTTGTTTGGTACTACCCATCAACTAGTTCGGACTATAATGATCAATATGTAGTTTTAAATTATGGAGAAAAAGTAGAAGGTGGTGTTTGGTATATTGGAACAGAAGCCAGAACATCTTGGATTGATGCAACTATTTATCCAAAACCTACTGCAACTAAATATATCAGCACTTCAAATGGTAGTTTTCCAGAAATTGTGGGTCAAGATGGTTTAGGTCAAACTACTTTATTCGAACATGAAGTAGGAACTGACCAGGTTAATCCTGATGGTAGTACAACAGCAGTTACATCTTTTGTAAAATCATATGATTTTGATCTACAGAGTGAAGGTACCGTAGGTCAAGTATTTTTAGCTATGAGAAGATTTATACCAGACTTTAAAAACCTACAAGGTAATGCAAAAGTAACACTAGCTGTTAAAAGATACCCTCAGCAATCAGATACAAATACATCTTTGAGTCCCTTTACAATTAACACAAATACTGATAAAAAGGATACAAGAGCCAGAGGCCGGTTTGTTAATATCAAAATAGAAAATACTGATGTTAGTGAGTCTTGGCGCTTTGGTACATTAAAAATAGATATACAACCAGACGGACGTAGATAATGGCAACTTTATTTGATCTAGCACAACAATATTTAAACAGAGCTTTACCTGAAACTTTTAAGTATGATAGAACTAACCCACCTACAATAGGACCTCGTCTTCCAGTACAACCAGAAGAACCAATAGCAAAAATATTACCTGTACAAAGTGGCAGTGGAAGCGGTGGAGGCGGTGAAGGTGGTTCTAACAATCCTTATAATCTTTCAACAGATTTTAGTCAAATTACATCTGATAGACAAAAACGTTTATCTCAAGACCCTACAGGGTTAAATAAAGTTTTAGATAATTTAGGTTTGCTACCACAAACAGCTGAAGACATTGTTAATCTAGGTTATAAAACTCCATCTAAATTTGGAATAGCAGCTTTATTACCTGATAAGTATGGAGAACTACCTAGAGCTGATCAAGCATTTATTGCATCTAGAATGGGTTATACAGGTCCAACAGTATTTGGTGAAAATACTTCAGGGTTGTCAAAAGATCCTTTTGGATTAAATACTAGATCTGGTTTTGGTAATTATGCTGAAAGAGTTGGAGTAGAAGCTGAAAAAGCTTTAGATAATTTAAATAGATTAGGTGATAAATATAATGCTACTTGGAATGATGAATTAGGAACTTTTGTTGGAGAGGGTGCAACAAAAGCTAATCAAATGACTTCAATGATTCAATCTAAAAGAAAATTTTATACAGGAGAAGATGCAGCATATAAAGATTATCAAAATCAAGTGCAAAATGTTTTAGATGCAGATAAAGAATTTTCTATAGAAGGTGATTCTAGTAATTATGGTATTGATGGTTATCCTAAATATGACATTAAAGATATAATGGGTGAAGATGAGGAAGATTCTGAAATTCCATCATTTATAATAGATAATAATATAACACCGACAGGACCAACTTATGGACCTTATTCACCAACAGGACCAATAGTAACAGGACCAACTTACGGACCATATGGTGGTGGCAGTGGTATTACGTCTGCTCCAACTGCACCTAAAACATTAGCAAATAAAACTTTAAATAAAGGTTTTAACTATTTAGATATAAATCCAGGTGGCGGTAGAGACGATGGACCAAGTGCACCACCAAGTAAAACACCGGACTATAGTAATGTAACAACTGCAAAAGGACCTCCAGGTCAAATTTCTAAACCTTCATTTGGACCAGGTAGTGGTGGTTTAGGTGATTATCAAATACAACCTTCAAAACCTGCAACTAAAAAAGATTATGGACCTTACAGCGGCGGAGGCGGCGGAGGAGGTGGACAAGATTCTTGTTTCTTACCAAACACTTTAGTTACAATGATTGATGGTAGCACTAAAAAAATTATTGATGTAGATATTGGAGATGAAGTTGCAGAAGGTGGTAAAGTATTTGCAACAGGTAAATTTTTAAACAATGAATTATATGATTATAAAGGTGTTAAAGTTTCAGGAAGCCATATGGTAAATGAAGATGGTATTTGGATGAGAGTTAGAGATACTAAACATGGTAAACCATTAGGTGATGAAGAACACACAGTTTATGTATTTGGTTCTGAAAACAGAAGAATTTTAATTAATAACATTTTATTTACAGACTACTTTGAAGTAAATGAACAAGATAAATTAATTAATAACGAAGAAGATTTTTTTGATAATTGGAAACTGTACGCAAAACAAGATAGTGGGAATAACGTAGACATTATTAATGCAAGCTAGAAAATGGATTGTAAGTAAAGATTATTCTACTATCTCTAATTGGTGTAAACAATATGATTGGGATAATGCTATACCTAAAGAAGTTTTACCAAAGGTAGGTATTATGATAATTGATAAAGAACCGATTTGTGCAGCGGGTTTGTTTATAGATAAAACCTCTAAACTAAGTTTTATGTGGGGGATATTTTCAAATCCAGAAGTTAGTAAAATTAAATTATATAAGGCGATGAAAATTTGTATTGATGAGATAGAAAAAGAAGCAAAAAGAAATAAACTTTCTTTTGTTTATTCAGTTACAGGTGAAAACGCTTTACATAAATTATATAAAAAAAATAAACATATGATGCTTTGTGAAGATAAAATTAATTCATATATTATTAGTTTAAAAAATAAAAAAAATATAGATTGGATATCATATAAACATGGCTAAAGTAGTAGTTAGATTACCTGAACCAAAAGAAGAGTATGACTTTTCTAACCAAAAACAAATTAATAGAGCAATAGCTTTAGTAGTAGAACAATTAAACTCTACATTTTTAAACGAACAAAAACAAGATCAAGAAAGGTTTACTTGGTTTAATGGCTAATATTTATAAAAATGCTAAAGTAGATTTAACAACTACAGATATAACTACTTTATATACTGCACCATCTGATTCAAGAGCTATTATAAAAAGTATTTTAGTTTGTGATGATAGTAATAACGGTAGCACAATTACAGCAACTATAACAGATGCATCTAGTAATGTATTTGT